AAAAAAAAAAGATAAGCCAAGCCCCCCATGCGTATAGCACAGGGGGCCTGACGAATCTCAGAAGGGTTTAACCTTCATGATCAAACCGAACGCCTTCGAGCTGACGACTGCAAGTCGCTCGTACTGGAGGACGGCTACGATACCGGCCAGTGAGGTAGCTGCACCGAGAATTGCGTCTTTGCTGAGCTTCTTGCTCTCACCAAGGGCTTTGGCTTTCGCAAGAGTCTCGACATTTCGAGCAATTGTGGTGTAGTCCTCACTAGAGGGATCGTGAAGCTCGGCCTCCTTCAGAGCAGCTTCAATTGTCTGCTGGATGGGGTCAGTCTTCTTCATGGATGGGCTCCTTTCTAGGGGTTCATTATACCGCAGGTTTTTCTCGCTTAGACCTGCTTGACGTCTAGCGTCACCTTCCCGTTCCGGAGCATCTCTGCGACGCCCTGGTCGAAGGTGGCGTGGATTCCCTGGTCCTCAGACACGTGAAGGGCGCCGGAGGGCTGAGTACCCTGGTACTTGGTGGAGCTCACACCGAGAAGCACACCCAGGAAGGTGTCGATCGCAGCGATAGTGCCCGCGACCTCAGTCGGGTGAGGCAGGTGCCACAGAGCCGCCAGCGTGAGATAGAGCGCGGAGGTAGCCGGAAGGGCGACCAGCGCAACCCACTTGAGGACGTCGTAGGACTTGTTGCTCAACTTGCTCTCCTGAAGGTGTTTAGCCATTGGTTTTCCTCTTTGCCGGGGGTCTAGGGGTGGGGACGACGGGAAGATTCTTGACCTCATTCACTATCTTCTCGGCAAGCCCATTCCCCCCGAACTCGGAATAGGGCTCTACGAGATACTTCATGAAGTCCTCATACTCATCAAGGGTGAGAAATCCTCTATGAAGATATGTCTTCCCGACATATACAATCCGGTCATGGGCCATTCCGAGAAGAAGCCTTGATGTGGCAGACTTCCGCTCACTGCGCTTCATAATCCAAGCCCACATCCCGGAAGATCCCAGTACTGACAAGAATATCGCAAGAACGATATCAAGCAGTGGGTTGAATCCGAAGTGCTGCATGTTAACCGATCGCTAGATAGGGACGAACCCCGAAGGAGTAGTTCAGCGGGGCGTGGGAGAACTGGCCCGTAGACTTCATGTAGACCGCGGTCTGAGCCGAGGCTCGCTCACGAAGCCAGTACTCCTCCTCGATATTAACAAGGGCGGGGTTGAGCCTGAAGGCGGGGAACTGGTTGTGGTGAATACCCCGGGAAAGTGAGTCATCGAAGATAGACGTGCCCCAGAGCATGGCCTCATCCATGATGTTGATATGCGGGTTATACCAGCGCCAGTCCTTGACAGAGCCATTCCCGTCGTATCCGGTAGCAACTCGAGTCCAGACACCGACCATGTTGGACCGGTTGAAAAGAGACTCAGCCATGCGACTGGCCTTCGTCATTGTGGACTGGTTTAGGGTAGAGTCCACATACGAGCGCTGGTCCGGGACCGTGGTAGACCATGCGTCTCGGAAGAGTGACGCATCCGGGACGACCACAATATGGTTCTGTCGGAACGGGGGCTCACCAATGTTGATGAAGTAATTGAACGCCACGATACGCCAGGTGATGCCCGAGTAGGTCCAGTAGTCCCCGAGATAGAGCCCGGAGAAGGAACCGCTTCGAATCGCCTGGAGATATGGCGCGACATTACTTCCCAGCGAAGCGCCTCGGTAGATGGAGTTGTGCACACCGACATTCGAGTCGTTCAGCATCCCATAGACAGAGCCCGAGTTGCTGAACTTCTCGTTGATCTTGGTGATGTTGAGCTCGGTACCAGCGATACGGCCCTCGACAGCCTGGAGTCGCTCGTTCTGGTTCCGGTCACTTACCTTGAGGTTGGCGACGTCAGTCGAGGTGTTACCCCCCGCGTTAGCCAGAGCATCTCGGACGGACTCGAACCAGGTGTTGAACTCGCCCTGCAGCTTGGCCTGGAGAGCATCCAGGTTGATATTCTGCAGAGGCCCGCTCACGTAAGGAGTACGGGCACTACCCACGAGGCTGATGATGTTCTCAGCCGTGATCTGTCGAGAGTTCTTGATGATCTTGATCTGTGCCAGAGCGAATGTCAGTCGGTCACCATTGTCATCCACCGAGGGAACCGTGGGTGTAACCGCAGGGGTTCCCTGAACGACCTTGATTTTAGCACCGCGGATGGCCTTGGATCGGTCAACCTCGACACATACGAGGTCAATACGGTCCAGGGTAGCGTGAGAACCAGTCAGGGTAACCGTCTCATCACCCGAGTTCTCAACCCATCGGTTGTTCAGCCACGCCTTGCCGGAACCGACGTAGACGGACATACCGTTGTTGGTGGGTCGAACGCGGAACTTGTCCCCCACATTCGGAAATACCCCCGGAGCAATAATGCCGTCGAACAGCGAGCCGAACTGGTCGGCATCGTATGTCCGGTCGCCATTCACGGAGTTGTAGAAACCACTAGTAATGGCCATATGCTAATCCCTTTCTCGAGGAGCGATGACCTCACCTGGTCCATTGCGAGTGAAGTCGATACGGAAGCCGTCACCATTCCACTTGGTACGAGACGACATGGAGATGGAAGGAACTTGGGAGAACCCGTCAGCTGACCAGGACTCGGTCATCTCTGTGAGCTGGCACTCGATGGGGACTGGGTTGCTTCCAGACGGGACGTAGTAGAAAATATCGCCTACGTCGAAGCCACTACGATAGAGAACATTCGAAAAGTTATTGATCTTTCCCGAGATCATCTTCAGCGGGGTATACTTCGGGAACATGGCGTCCAGAACCCAGAAGGGATACCACACCTCGGTCAGGGAGGAGATGTGCTTCTTCTGAAGCGGCGTAAGTGCCTTCCAGTCCTTGACGGAATATGGCTTGTGGACCTGAGTATTGTCCCACAATACCTCTCGTCGAGTGATTGGGTTCTCGGAGCGAAGTGTATGCGCCCGGGTATGCGTAGTTCCATCCGCAACCCAGTCAAGGTCTACGTCGCCAGTATCAAAGATCTCGTAGATCGTACTCTTCTTATCGACGATCGAATCAACCGACTCAAAGTCCGAGAAGTTGTCGTTCTCCTGCGCAAGAGTAATCGTGTTAATCAGCCGAGGAGCAGTGATGTAACAGTGAATGCCACCGTTCTCGAGCTTGATCTTGTAAAAGAGTGAGTACCCGTTTGGCTTGCATGCAGAGATGACATTCTTGAACATGTCCGCAATTGGCGCCCGGTCATAGATAATCCACTTACCGTCTTGAATCTTCTGGCCAGTGTCATTGACATAGGCCATCTGAGACACACGGGTATTCCGGTGGAAGTTGAAGTTGTCAATCCTTCGCTCAGGCTTTGCATCCTTACCAAGATTCGAATGGGCGACATCTTCAGCCATAGCCTGGGCATTGAACTTACCATTGGCATCCGGTTCAATCCATCTCCGGTGTGGAAGGATTCGCCATTCCATCATCGACTCAAGCGATCGCCCGGTGTACTTGTGGAGGTAGACACCATCATCCTCCTGCTTCACCGTAGCAGTCTCGATGACCATAACGGTATCCGTGTCGTCTCGGATGAACAGATTCCCAAGACTGTACTCATACCCCGGCTGATCCGAGTAGAGCTGGAGCTCAAACTGACCATAGTCATAGGCCCGCTCAGTCCAGTTCAACGAGTAGAAGTTATTCGGAACCTCGATAAGAGTTTCGTAGTTATGGAGGAACGCGAAGAACAGCTGCATCAAATCCCCCTGTAGAGAGTGTCGTATTCCATAGAGACGCTAACGTCGTCAACGCCCCCAGCATACTGCAGGGCGATCGTGTTGATGCCTGGGTGCATCTGAATCCAGGTACTCCCCGGAGCCAGAACACCCGTGATGAAGGACTTCCTACCTCGAGCCTGGTGAGTGATGGACTTCTTACCGGGTCGGGTGTCTATGATGATGCTCTCGCCTTGGTAGAAGTTCCCGGCTCGAGAGATGGACATAGTCTCGTTGTAGGTCACATTCGAGACGATAAGGTTGCTCACAGTACCGGAGAACTCGACGGTGATAGTTGCACCAGCCGGGTAGTCACCAAGGTAGCGGATGTCCTTACCAGAAGAGTTGGTCATGTCGCCGAACTTGAGCTTGTGGTTGGGCTCGGAGAAGAACGGGAACTCGAAGGACGGGGTGTTGTCGTTGAAGCCCACGACCTTCTGGATCTGAGTAGCGGAGGACTTCCAGTACGGGTCCAACCCGAGAAGGGAGACCTGGATCTCCTGTCGCTCAGAGAAGATATTCGGCTCAACGGACTCGACGATGAAGTCAGAGTGCACATTAAGCCAGTCAGTAGTCACGCCGAGAGTGATGGTCTCCCCTACTCCGAAGTAGGAGTAGCACTTGAGTCGGAGTTCCTGAATGTCGGTCCCCCAGGGGATCAGAGTCAGCACCACAGTACGAGTACCAACCCTGACCCCCTTAAGGAACGCTCCGTCCAGCAAGGCATATCGGTCAGTGCTGATGTCTGCCTTTACTGGCCCCAGACCAGTAATCTCCTTGATCGCGACCCCCGACGAGTAGGGGTCTGTGATATCGATTGCAAGTCGATCCCCCGACTTGGTCGTGGACGAGATCTCTGAGATCATAGTGTCAACTTGTCCTTTGCCATAGCAAGCTGAGTGTGGGTCTGGCGATAGATAGTCGCCGCATCCAGCGCCTCAGGCGAGTTGTTGGTCTGGTTGAATGTGATGTTTGTAACACCATTTTGACTATTCTTGTCAGAATTGTCAACTGCGATCGGAGCAGGAGGACGAGCCGCATTAGCAGCCTGCGCCGTGACTCCGATGGCGGGAAGGAAGTTGTTAATTCCCTTAGCCTGCTTCTGCATCTCAGTGAGATCCAGAATGGGCTTGATTTCCGGCTTGAAGGATGGGTCGTCCTCGATGAGTTCGTTTACTCCGTCGAGCGCTCGAGACATGGCATCGTAAGCTGCGCCAGCCATACTACCGCCGGCATCAGCAACACGATCACCAGTATCCTCGATACCTATAGCAAGACCCTCACCGACATATCCTCCAAGTTCCATCATCAGTCGAGAAGGAGAGTGGATCTTGAAGTAGCTCTTGACCTTGTTGTAGCCCTTCTTGGCTACGTTCAGCATAGACTCACCGAAGCTCCAGGCCTTAGAGGCAAGACCGTTGGTCATACCATCGACAATAGCCCAAGCAATCTCTCGACCGACCTTGTTGAATCGGTGAGAATACTTGTTAATGGCGTCGCGAACACCCTCAAGAAGCTTGAGTACTGTCCACATACCCTTGTCGATGATCTTGGGTCCATTCCTAGCAATTCCATCGAGGAAGTTGAGAATGACGTTCGTAGCAGCGTCAATTACCTTACCGATGTTGTCAGCGATACCATTCAGGAAGTTTGCCAGAATAGTGGCCCCCTTCTCACCGAACTCGTAAGCGTGGTTAGCCAGCTCGGTGAGCATCGCCTGGATCAGGATGAACAATGATGCTACAATGCCTGGAATGTTGGCATTAATAGCGTAAATGATCGCTCCAAGCAACCCCGCCATAGCCACAGCCAGCTCCGGGGCCTTGGCCCCCAGGGTGATGATGAAGTTGGCAATAGCATTAGCTAAGTCGATAGCTACCTGGGGTAGAATCGCCGCCAGCTGCTTCAATCCCTCGGTCAAGACCAAGAATGCCGCTGCACCTGTGGTGGCACAGATACCAAGAACTGCCGCAAAGGCCGCCATACCGATCGAGATCGGGAGTAGAGCCAATCCTAGTGCTAGTAGTGCCGCAGTTAGGATAATCATACCAACCGCGAAGTACTGCGCACCAGCTGCCGCAGCAACCAGGATCAGCATACCACCAGCTAGTGCAATTAGACCGATTGCCAGCTGGGTCCACGTGATCCCGGATAGGGTCTTCATCGCGGAGGCCAGGGCCAGGAATGCGATAGAGGCGATCCCTAGAGCAATTCCACCTTCCTTGAAGGCGTCTGCTGCTGCCATTGAGATGGCCAGAATCGCCAGACCTGCTGCCAGAGCAATGAGTCCCTTAGCAAGGGTCTCGATGTCCATGTTACCAAGAATGGCTACTGCACCAGTTAGAACAATAACCGCCGCAGACATGGCGATAATCGCGGCGGCACCACGGGCATTTGCTCTTCCAGCAATAGCCATTGCTACGGATAGCTCCGCAATAATGACACCCAAAGCAATAACACCCTGGAGAAGTTTGCCCGTATCCATCGTTCCAAGCATCCAAATGGCTGCTACTAGAATGTTGCAGGATACAGCGAGAGACAGAAGAAGGGCTGCACCCTTACCCATATAGGGATCCTTGCTGACGACCACCATAAATCCAGAAAGAATGGTGATGACTGCTGCGAGCGCAATAACACCTTGCACAGCCTTCCCGGTATCCATTGACCCGAGCATATATACCGCGGTAGCTAGAATAACACAGGAGACAGCTAGAGACATGATGATGCCCGCAGCAGCACCTGAGCCCTTCATACCATGGATGCGCCTCAAGAAATCCCCCATGGCATCGAGAATATGCCTAAATGCCAGTACGCCTACGATAGCGCCCTTAACATCCATGGTTGACAGGATCTTTACGGCTGCAGCCATAAGAAGCATGGTCGTACCGAGGGTGATCATCAAGGGGATCAGCATTGCTGTCCCCTTCTTGTACTCAGTAAAGCCAGCCAGGTGATCCATCATGTCCTGGAGCATGTTGAACATCAACTTCATCGCGGCGATAGTGATGAAGAGCTTAGGCGCCGGGACAAGCGACATCAGGATCAGTGCCCCAGCAAGAACTCCGAGAGCAATTGCAATCGTTAGAAGCGCCTTAGCCTTGACCTTCTGCTCGAATGCCTCGAGTACTCCTCCAAGCTTGTCGAAGACGTCACCAAGTTTATCAGCGACATTTCCGATCTTGTCGAAGTTCTTCTTAAAGGAGTTAATCCATCGGGTAAAAGCGATAAGTACCCCTCCACCGATAGCCCCGACAAGGATCTTGCCCATGTCGTAAGACTTAAGGTTCGAGTTGGCATCGCTGAGGGCGTTACCAATAGAGCCAAATGCGCCCTTGACTGCATCCTTGACCTTCGGAGCAAAAGTATTGGTGACAAAGTCCTTGAACTCGACGAACTTCTGCTTGATGGTGTCGAAGAGCTCAGGAAGATGGATAGCCCTAGCGACCTGCTCGATGTCCTCAAACCACTTCTTAAGGAAGTTATCCTTTGCCGCCTGGCCTGTCTCCTTAGCAGCCTGGGCTGCAGCAGAACCAACCTCAGAGACAGCGCCAGCCGCCTCCTTAGCTTTAGCCTTTACTTCACCGTGACCATTAACCCAGTCTCGGAACGAGACTGCTACTTCCTTGACCTTACCGCCGATGTCTGAGAAGGCCTTACCAAGGTGGTCCCAAACGGCACTATTTTGAATAGTGTTCCAGGTATCAACAAGGGCGTCCTGCAGCTCGATGAGTTTCTCTTTGAGCCACTGGACCTTCTCGGAAATCTTGAGCTTATTGCCGAGTTCGTCGAACTTAGAGCCAAGTTTCGAGACAATTGCCTCGGAAGTGGTCATACTGCTGAGGTCAAAACCCTTGAAGTACTCGGATATAGCAGACTTACCGGAAGTAAGCTTCGCTTTCAGCTTGTCTCCGACCGTCTGACCAAACTCGTGGAGCTTATTCTTGGCCTTGTCGATACCGCTATGGATAGAATCCATGGCCGCAGAGAACTGCTGCCCGATGACAGAGTTCTTCAGGGCATCCTTGATGAGCCCGAACTTCGACGCTAGACTCTTCAGTCCGTTTGCAGCGCTAGTGACCTTTCCGCCGAAGTCGAGCCACATAATAAAGTCATGGATCTTATCCACGACCCACTTGATAGCCTTACCGACGAGATCAATCGGTGGAAGAAGCAGCTTCAGTAGCTTTCCACCGAGGTCCAACTTGGTGAACCACTGGTCGAACCAGAAGATTGCCTTGCCGATTACCTTCGTGATCTGGAATACGCCAGAGTTGATCCCGGTAAATGCTGGGAATAGTGCACTGACAATATGCGAGGCTACCGTGAAGATAACCTGAGCAATCTCACCAAGGATTGTTGTAAAGATGTGGAAGACTGAGAACAGACCGGTGAACGTCCACTCAAGCTTATCAGCGAAGTTGTTCGTGATGATGAGCTTAGACGTGAAGTTCTCAAAGGCCTTGGTGATGCGAACAAGACCTTCAGCGCTAGCATTCATGAATACTCGTCGGAAGGCGGTTCCGATCTGTCCGAGAACTTTGACGATGGCCCAGAAGATATTGGCCAGACCCTGAACAAGGGATGCCCGTCCTCCAAGATCCTTCCACATCTGGAGGAATCCGTTTCGCGCGTCAGCGCTGGCCTTAATAACGCCACGGAGCCAGTCGCCAATAGACGTGAATAGAACCGATGCCTCTTCAAAGTCACCGAATAGAATTTCGAATGTCTCTGCCCACCCAGAGCCGATAGCTTCCTTAGTGGTGTCAACTAGCTGACTAAACGTTCGAATCTTGGTGGCGGCGTCGAAGGCACCCTGAGCAAACTGCTTAAGTTTATGCGCCTGCTCCTCAGAGTAACCCATCTCGACGAGCTGAGACTCAGAGAGGTCGTTCGTCAATGCGGTAAGGGTGGTCGTCATGACCTGAGCAGTAAGCCAGTCTTCCTTGAGAGACTCTCGGAAGTTTCCGTCTTTAGCGATAGCCTCATCGTAGCCAGTACCCATCATTCGGGAGGTCTCGATAAGAGCATTCCTGAATGACTCACCGCCCATACCTGCCTGGACTAGCGAGTTCCAGTCCTGAAGGTGGACTGCGCCAGCCGCGATAGCCTGAGAAAGCTGGGTGTATGCAGTAGCTGTCTGCTGGGCAGTTGAACCAGAGGCCGCTGCGAGGTTAGACAGACCCTTAATTGATGCTACGGATGTCTGAAGATCGACACCAGCTGCGGTGAACAGACCAATGGCGTGAGTCATGTCGCTGAAGCTATATACCGTCTTATCGGCATATGTGTTCAGCTCGGCCAGGGAGGTCTTAACCTCGCCGAGGGTGGTCCCCTTCTCGACTGTGTTGGCCATAATGGTCTGAATTGCTCTCATTTTGAGCTCATACTCATTAAAGCCGTCTTTAATGGTTCCGATGAAACCAGAGACCACGCTTCGACCAGCATTAAGAGCCGCGACACCAATTCCACCGAATGCGGTGACGGCAAGACCCTGCATAACCGACATATTCTTGCCGATGTCGAGAGCCTTGGTGGCCAGATCACCGAGGGTGGTGTTCTTAGCGATCTCGCCAATACGAGAGAGACCATCTGCAGCCCCCTGCATCTTCAAGGATTCCTTGAGTCGGTCCATACTGGACGCGGATTCCTTGATTGCAGACAGGAACTGCTTGTTATTCATCTTGAGCGAGACTACCCGCTCGTCAATAGTTGCCACTACTTAGTGACCTCCTTCCAGGCCTTCTTCGCTATCTTGTCGAATACGGGCCTGATAGCGGGGTTGATGTAGTCTCGGCCGACGACATACCCGCCATTACGGGTTCCGTGACCATACTGCAAGATGACGGCGATGTTCACGCCGTTATTTACGTGTGAGTTAGTCCAGGTGATCTTCCAGTTCTCGCCAGTTCTGGTTACTTCGTAGTTCCAGCTAGCTGCTGTCTCACCCGACCTGGAGGGGGTCGCCGCCTTGAGAGCAGAAACCCCCTCCTTGCCGAACTGATTCATGATCAGAGCCAGGTCCAACTTCGTCATTCTGTCAAACCAATTCCTGGTGAGTTTCCAGTCTCCCTGGCTCTCGATCGTAATCATGATTCTCCTAGACTAGAGATTCGGAGTAGATGTTGGCCACTCCGGAGACCATGCATCCGATGGCGCCCTTGGCCATAGCCTGGTCATAGGCGTCTCGAGTTGGGCAGATGTGCCCCCATACCGGCTTGCCGAGTCCGGTAGTTCGGTTCCAAACCTCATCGCTGGCATCGAAGGACATACCGATGTAGTCCCATGGCTTGTGCCACTCGTTGATCCGGCCATCAGTTACCTGATCTGGATACGAGTATCCCCAGCACTTCCAACCATCGGCCTTCCACTGGTTAGCAAGCCATCCAGCATCGATTGAGAACTTCCAGATGATTCGCCCATGGGCATCAGTCGGGAAGAACTTCTTTAGATCTTGCCACTCAGCAGCCGAGTACTTCGGATCCAGGACAGTGATGTGACTGGACCCATAGGCGGCGAAGTACTCCTCGACAGTCATGAATGGCTCTCCGATGGTATGGTACTTCTGGATGTCCGCCCATGTCATCTCGATGACGGGGGTATCTGGAGCCGTCTTATCCACACGCTGTAGGGTGCGATCGTGGTTCAGGAACCAGACTCCATCCTTCGTCTTCTGACATGAGACCTCCAAAGCCCCTGCTCCGAACATAACCGCGTTTGTATATGCCCGGATCGAGGCCTCAGGCCAGCTGACGGATCCTCCTCTGTGGGCGATCAGGAAGCCGCGAGTGTCCATCATGGTGTGTATATCGGAGTATCCTCTTGGTACGGCACGCATGGTAGACGGCTGCAGTTCCCCATTCCAATATACGAATACCGGATTGGAATTTCCAGAATCGGTAATCTCTATACCAGGAGTTACTACGGCTGGAGGTTCTGGATTCTCTTCCTCAAGTTCTACCCAGGCATAAGCCTTAGCGCCGTACGAATCCTTCACTGACGAAGCCAGTGCTCCGATGGTCATCGACCACGAGGATCCTCGGTTACGTTTACCGCCTCTAGCGATTGGGTCGGTACCTGGGGGATACCATACTGGTTCATCTCGAGAAGATGGTGCGTGATATTGTACGGCTACTAGATTTTTCTTGGTCTTATCGAGAGTGGGAATACCTGGTTGCCAGGTATGTATCTTATACTTGGATACCCCGCCGATCGAGAATAAGACAAAGTTCTCTCTAGCATTGGTGGCGACATCACTATTGAACTTGAAGTCGCCATCAAGATCAGCTTTTGTAGCCCGTTTTACAGCTACATACCCAGATCGCCCACCGGCGTCACGGTTGTATTGGAAATCCCAGCCAGCAGGAGGTCTGGCTTTGGTGTCTCCAAACTGTGAAGCATAGAATACAACTATAAGGTCGCCGATCTCAGCACCGGTACTTCGTAGCGAAGCAGTACCAAAACCATTAGCCTCAGATCCGCTACCAGTAGCTAAATGGAAATGTAATCCTGGCTTAGGCGTCTCATAGACGTTGAAGTTATGGATAGTAATGTCTTGAGCCGTACCCGGAACCGCAATGGATGGCGTCCACATTGGATAGGCGTTATTTGGAAGCTCGAAGTCGAACTTGATCGCCGCATTAGTACCGCCCCGGATATTCCAGGTGGTAATGAAGTCCTGTTTATTGACCTTCTGCTTATCTGCCTGGAACCAGTTCGCTCTCATGGCGATCTGGGTATCTCTATCCGCCGTATACGTTATCTCGACCGTCCACTTACGATCACCGACGGTATAGGCAGCACTCTCGAATGGGGTGGAGCTGGATCCCTTTCGGATCAGTCGACCATCCCCTACTCGAGCCCCGTTACCTCCCCACCATGCGCCAATTACTGGAAATACGCTAGCCATTACTTGGCCCGCCTAACAATCACCGTCCCGGACGGAGTCCCAGCAGGCACCGGGTCATCGGGTCCGAGGACGATCATCTTCGGAACCTCGGGAATCTTGAGATTGTCGACCTTCAGCTTGAGCTTCAGGTACCCCTTGAGCCACGGAATGATCAGCTCACGGATCTCGGCGCCCGGAGGGTTCTCGTAAGGGTTGCCAACTGGGTGCCACTGGCCACCATTTTGAGGATCCTCAATAAGGAAGCCGTCGGTGACGTATAGGTGGCTGATGGCGAGGTTGTCCGCCTTGTCAAAGACCTTCTGGTAGTTCTCCGAGGTGACCGAGTGAACCACAGCCCACCATCGAGTGGATGGATAGGCCTTCATATGGTCCGGAAGTATCGGCGAAGTGGGATTCTCCTCGAGGAACTTGGCGGCCGTACCTTCGAACATCATGCAGACGTCGAAGTCGAGGTCACACACCTCCTGAGAGATGTTGGACCCGGTATTGATGGCGATCACGAAGTCCAGTCCGTTCTCACGGCGGATCGTGTCAATAAGATCCTTGTACCACGGAATCCGATCCTTACGGGCATCCCATCCGTTAATGACCTCATCGAGGAAGACGCCCTGAACCAGGTCGCCATACCAATGCTTGGCTCGCTTCAGCTGCTCGAGGATGTACTCCTTGGTAAACTTGGCGGCGTTGGGAATGCCTCGGTTTGCCTCGTCATCGGGATGGATCGCTGCTCCGTACTGAGTCTTGATGTAGAATAAGACCTTCTTGGCTCCGGCGCCCAGAGCGAGTTCGCCCTGCTTCTGGAAGTCTACCTCCTGAGCCTCCCAGTCTCCGCTATTGCGGTTAAGGATGACGTATCCAAGATTGTCACGGAACTTCAGTGTCTGAGCCCACTTGGAGAACTGACCCGGCTTACCATCCTGGTAGTAGTCAGGCCAGTAGTAGGTTACCGGCGAGTAATACCGTGCGCCATTCTTGAATGGATTGGTCTGTCGGAGTGCGTCTTCGACATCAGCCTTCTCACCATAGGTCTTGGCTGCCTCGTCCTTGGTGAGATACTTGTCGAGCTGAGGGCTGACTGCATCCTGACCGGCCGGGCCACGCTCTCCAGCAGGTCCTTGAGGACCCTGCGGTCCAGGAGGGCCAGCGGGTCCAACTGCACCATTATCGCCCTTGGGTCCGGGTTGACCATTTGCCCCGGCGGGACCAGCAGGTCCAGTAGGGCCCGGAAGACCATTGTCGCCTTTAGGTCCAGGAGGGCCAGCAGGACCCCTAGGTCCTTCGGGACCGGGAACAGGGGTTCCTCCAGCTCCGCCTCCAGCAGGTCCAGGAGGACCCTGAAGACCACGAGGGCCTTCTGGTCCGGCAGGTCCGCGTTCACCAGCGTCGCCCTTAGGTCCGGGAGGGCCAGCAGGACCTGGATCACCCTTAGGCCCGGTAGGTCCCTGTGGACCACGAGGGCCAGGTGCGCCAGCTCCACCGCCACCTCCACCGCCGAACGGAAGCGGGGAGATCTCAGATGTGGGGTCCGCGGACATGATGTCAATAGTTCCACCCTGAGTCAGAGCAACGTGCTTGACGATGTCGAACTTGGGGGAATCGATGTAGATGGTGTGGGTCCAGGCGCCAGAGGGAGTTACTCCAGCGCCCGGAGCCAGCACCTCGATGTTGACAGCGCCAGCCTGGTCTGTCCGAACTATGTGCTCGCGCATCGAGACTGCAGCGCCTTCAACGGTAGCCGTAGCGCCCTTCACGTCAGGAACGATTCGGACAAGAGCCCGACCATTCTCTCCTCCAGGAATAGTACCAGTAACTGTACAGTATGGCGCTGCCATTTTGAGCCTCCTACGGCTGTTCGGCCCTGTCGAGCAGGGTATTCACCTTGGTATTTGTCTCGGCGCCGTAGACGCCGTCGACCTCAGCGCCGACTGCAGCCTGGACGGCCTCGACGGTCGCGTCGTGAGCCTCCTCAGAAGCCTCGCCCCAGATCCCGTCCTGCTCGGTGCCGACCACGGACTGCGTGAATGCCACGCCGAAGGGGAAGGTCTTACCACCCCACTCAGAGGCCGCGGCAAGAGCGTAGCAGCGAGACCGAGTGTTCGGCCCGGCGACATTGTCGGGGGTCGCCCGGACTGCACGCTGCAGAGCACGGATGTCAGCAGGGCCAGCGGGAGCAGTGTTGCTCGGAGAGTCAGTGTACGCAGGCCGGATCACATAGGCGATCGACTGATTGCGGACACGCCGCCAAACACCGTTGCCAGCAGACTGCGAGCCATAGCTACCAGACGAGGTGTTCCCCTCAATTGTCTGGAGCGTTCCGCCACCAAGGTTCTTCTCGACGAAGCCCACGTGGTCCGTGCCGCCGCCGTCCCAGTTGTAGATGACGACATCGCCCGGCTTGGCGTCGTAAACCGATACGAAGTAAGCGTCAGGGTGCTGGCGGACCTTGTTGACGGTGTAGTCAGTGTTAAAGGAGAATCCTCCAATAGCGTCAATCTGCCCACACTCGTCCAGACACATGCTGACGAAGAGCATGCACCACCAAACAGAGTCGGACGGTCCAGCAAGCCACTGCTGACCAGTTCGAGCTGCCCAGTATCGTCCAGCTTCAGATCCGGGCTGAGGGTCGTCTGGTGCATAGTAACCAATCCTCGCTGCGGCGCGAGCGAGTACCTGATCTGCGACGCTCACTTCATCACCTCAGTAGTCTGGGAGACGTGAATCTCCTTGTCTTCCATAGGATCAGTGCCGATGTGGGCCTGCGGAGCAAGCGCCTCCTCGGGAATGTCTTCGTGACTGATCATTGTTATCCCTTCGAGCCAAGCTTAGCTCGCCTGGCTCTGTTGAGTTCCCGGTTCCGCTCCATAATCTCGGACTGGGACATCTTCTTATCAGGCTGATTCTTTTGGTTACAAACCCGAATGAGTGTGAGTAGTCGGTTGATGTGCCATGTCTCACACTCGAATGGGATCTGACAAGCAATCATCCAGTAATAGATAAGCTCGGATGAGGTATACTCACCAGATCCAGATTCTCCACCAGTTTCACGGATGGTGGTTGCGGTCATAGTATCGGCCATGTAGGCGCTAATACGATCGACCTCAGATGGGGGGATCCTATCCAGGAGCGACGGGTCATACTCCTCATCAGTGATCATACACTTAATGTAGAGCGCCATCTCCTCAGGGGTAACTTTGTCGTTACCGATGAGGTGTTTATGGGTAATTGACTCCCATTTTGACAGCGCGACCAGGTTGTGCTCCAGGTGCAAGGTTCCGCCAGGCATGGAGACGAACGTACCTGTCGCCTCATCGAACCCGTCGAGATCCGGGATAGAAACTATAAGCATTGCAGGCACCGAGGGCCCAGGAGTCTAGGTCTCTGAGCCCCCGGTGTGGTATATCAGACTGCGAAGTGGGCCTTGATCTCGTCCGGCAGGAGGAGCTTGGGCTCGGTAGCCGTAGCACCGCCCTGACCGGCGTCGGAACCGAACAGCTTGGCCTCGAGGGCCTTCAGCTTACTGGAGTCGACGTCGAGGGATGAGATGGTCAGCAGCGAGGTGGGCTTAGCACCAGACACATTGACCGGCGTGGTGGACAGCTCCCAGGAGAAGGAGATCGCCTCAGGAGAGTCGTTGACTGTCTTGTAGCCCTTCTCGGAAGGAGAGGCCTTGCAGCCGTACAGGATGTGGAGCTTGTAGCCCCTATCCTGGCCAGCCACGTCGTCGCCGATCTTGGTGCGATAGACGAGACCGAAAGCCAGTCGGTCCTGCTGACCGATCTTGACACCCTTCGTCAAAGTGGCAGAACCGTCGCACTGCTCGAACTCGTCGGGGTATGTGTAAGCCTCGATAGTGGCCTTCAGCTTCTCAGCCGAGAGCATCGAGAGGTACAGAATGTTGTCAGCGTAAAGGTCAGTAGCCTCAGCGCCCTCGGGCTTCTCGGAGATGGCGGTGATACCATTCCAAGCAACGCCCTTGCCGTAGGTCTTCTGAGACGGGTCGTACACGTACAGTGCACAGTGGTCGACACCAGTCTCAATACGGCGCTCACCAGTCTTGTCCCAGACAAGTGCAGCCATGTTAACTCCTAATAGTAGACGTCGAAGATGTCGTGATAGAGGTTATCCGCTACGAGTCGAGACTCATGGCGGCTGAACAAAAGGTCCTCGATCTTTGTTCGTGTCGGGTCCTCGGGATGCCGGGCAATCAGAGTAACCTGGAACCGGTTTGCTTTGATATACTTGAGGTTGTCCGCGTACATCGGATCACCCGGATGCCGCTCGTATACGATACATGGATACGAGAGCTTAAGAGACGGGAGTGGCTGGTAATAGACCTTATCCGACCCGAGGATCTCTACCAGCTTCTCATGGAGAGCTAGCCGTCGGTCCATTATACACCCCCGTCAATTCGAGAACCAGACGGGGGAACTTCATCTCCACGTAGGAGATCTTCCAAAGTCCCCCCATCCAGCGTACGTACTTGAGATTCTGGATATTATCTGTTAAGAACCCATCAGCAATAATGCTGATCTGGTTACTGATGTTGATACTCCCAAGAATCTCATCGCTGCTACCAAAGCGGCGTGCTTCCCGGAAGACGTCGCCATAGTATTGCTTCTCGACTATTTTGTCTTCCCAAATTCCCGGCTCGGTCTGGACCTGTGTAGCAAATCCTATCTCACCGAAGAATTTGGCCATCTATCACGGCTCCGCGACGACGTTACCAGCCTCGGTCTTCCGCTCAACGATGATGGCCGACTTCGGGTGAGTCAGCGCACCGGAGAGACGGGTCTCCAGCAGGTAGTGGTACTGGTTGAAGCTAATGTCGAAGTCCTCGGCAGCAAACAGTTGACCACCCTTGTCCGCACCAATGGTGTAATCGGACATATTGACGATGATACCGAGGGCGTCGACAACGCCATTCTTGGTGGAGGTACGCTGCAGGCCCTTCATGAGCGGAACCTTGACGATCTTCGAGACGCCGACGTAGTCGGCCAGCTCGGAGACGCTGCGGAACAGACGGTGACCCATCTTGTCCTTGAGCAGCAGAATCTCGGTGACCATGTGGGGCTCGGCGAACCAGGTGGGGTTGCCCGCGCCGTCGTAGTCGTCCATAGCGCGGACGATAGAGTCCAGAACGTCCTCGGTGGTGGTCTCCTTGGCCAGGACGACGCGAGGAGCGTAGAGGCTGTCCTCCTTGTAGATCGGGCGGATGCAGTCCTCCTTGATCTTGTCCTTGGAGGAGACAGAGCGACCATCGCCAATGAGGACGGCTCGACCGAGCTCCTCCTCCAGCATGATCTTCATCTCGCCGCGGATGTAAGAGACGACATCAAAGTCCGTGATGTCCAGAATGTCATCCCTATCCAGCCTCTGCTTCTTATAGATGGTGGTCGGCGAGGTGGTACGCTGCAGAAGCGTGAAGACCTCGTCTTCCTTCTTATTGCCCTTGATGTAACCCCGGGCACGGGCCTCGTCGGCGGTAATGTCGGCGAAGCGAGTACGAATGCGGGAGAAGGGCGAGTGCTTGGCAGCGCCGACGACGGAGCTAACCCAATCGGTCTTGCGCTTGATGAACTCCGGCTGGTTCCACAGATCCTTGGCCTCAGGGAAGAGGGTCTCGATCTGCTTGATGCCGTAAGCGTCGGCGTGAGCCAGGATGGCCTGCTTCAGAGAGCCGCTGGAGCGAGCGTCCTCGAAGATGGTCTCGACCTGGGCGTGAGTCAGGACGGGGAGCTCCTCGGTGGTAGCGGAGCCCTCAAACACGTTCTTGTGAGCCATAGTATCCTCAGTTGTGTCGGAATGGGCGGTGTCCTCAACCTCTTCGGTCTCCGACTCCTCCGCCTCTTCATCTACGGAATCGACGAGCTGTCCAACGATGGCATAAACCGCCGTCTTCTGCTCCTCGGTCATTCCTTCGAAGATCTCCCCGAGAGTGGGGTCATCCTCGTCGCCCTCAGCCTCATCGGCCTCCGGCTCCTCCTCGGCGTGCTCGACGTCATCCGTCTCCTCCACCTCGAAGTCCTCATCCTCGTCCTCATCACCGTGAGAGACGAAGTCCAGCTGTGCATCCGTGTAGATGACAGCCTCAATCTCATCGCCGCTGTCGCCATGCTCGATGGAGACCTGGTCAATGAGAGCACCAGGGTTGGCGCCACGGAGCACCAGACTCACCTCGACGAGCTCGCCATGGACAACATCATTGCCCTTAGCGCGAACGTGGGTGGCGTAGATGCTCATCGCCTTGATGTCGCCGTTCTTGACCATCTCTCGAGCGGTCCGGCCACGATCAGTGTTGTTAAGATGGGCGTAGGCGTAAACCCCATCGTCTCGAACCTCAAGATCGGCATGCCCCAGGACGTTCTCGACGTCACCGTGCTTGTGCTGCCAAACGAGAGGAACAGTCTTCCCATCGTACGCCGCGAAAGCCCCGTGCCGGATTACCTTGTTATCCGAGCACCGAACATCGTTCTTCGTGGCGTAGCCAGAGAAATCGCACTTAACTGCCATTTTGACTACTCTCCATCAGTTCGGAAATTGGTACATCCGCGGCTGGGGTTTCGTCATCCGGCTCTTCGCCGGGTGGCATCTCCTCACCCATCGGATTGATGTTGGAGTTCACCAACTGGTCTGCCGTCTCGTCATCGGACTGGGCCCAGCCGAACTTCGGGCGAAGCTCATTGGCAGTACCAATCTCATTGCGCTTGACGGAGTCGACCAGCTTGGACATCTCCTCGAGCGGGACGTTGAGGAACGGATCCTCGATCGCCATTACCCGCTGCTTCTGCGTTCGGGCAGTCTTGGTGAGGAAAGTCCTGGTGATGGCATCCGTGATCGCCTTCAGAACTGGACGAACCGTTCGGTTCTGGTAGTTCAGCATCTGTCGAGCATCGGCCTTGCCGGTGAAGACATCCTCGGTCATTCCGAGCTGGTTGTACAGCTGCGTAGTTAGCCACTGGATCTGGCTCATGAGGTTGTTCTCGGACGGTCGGTTCAGCTGTGTGATTCGCTCCGCACCATCGGTGTAAGCGATACCGTACTGTGAACCGGCGAGCTGTTCCTCAATCGCCTTTCGCCTGGCTTCTGCCTGCTGCTTCTTGAGCTCGGTCTTGACCACGTATGGAAGCTGAATGATAATGTCCAGCTTACCGGATCCAGACTGTCGATCAATCGCATCGAGCAGATGTAGCTTCTGTGTTAGTCGCTGCAGCGTAGAGCTCGGAGCGTTCATAACGCTATAAAGCGGATTGTTGACGATTGCTACGAACTCTTTCTCAAGAGTCAGCTGTTCTCGCTGTCCAGTCTGGTCGTTGTAGACTTCGACCCGGACATGTCGGGGGTACCAATGGATGATACTACCGACTCGCATAGAACGGACGTCATACCCCTGAGTCATGTCCGGGTTAACGTTCGTGTCCACGGGAACAATCGCTACTGCGCCTTCCTCAAACAGAGTAAGGACTAGATCTTGGAAGAAACCTCGCCCTGTCTGGTCGATGTTGGCACTGAGCGACATGCAGTCATCAAGATCACTATTAATGTAACTCTTGAGATTACCGTTGTCGTCTGTCCGCACATGTCGGATTGGGACATTCGCCACGTCAATAGCAATCTGGTTGTAGATGCTGGTAACGATCGTCTGATCCCCGACGACGGGGCGGTAGTTCACGCTCGGATTTCCGAAGAATGACGCTCCGTATTCGGGAGTGAAGTTCTTCTTGTCCGGCGATCGGGTAAATGCATTCCAGGCGTGGCTCAATCGATCACTAAGACCCATTTCACCTCCTTGCTCATTCGAATGCCTCCTTGTTGATCTTGTATGCCACGAAGGCATCCATCAGAGCGGCTACTGAGTCAATCTTCTCTTCCGAGCGCTTCTTCAGTAGCTTCCGGTTTCCGTTGGTATCCTCAAGTGTGACGCAGTTACCCATGGTAAAAGACATGAGTTCCTGATCGAAGATGAGAAGGCGTTCGGATGCCAGCTTCTTCAGCTCCCCGAGAGGGACCGATTCAGTCCTAGCACCCTGAATGACTTTCTCGATACCGTACGGACCGTTCTCCTGTTCCCACCGGGTTACGAACTCCTTGGCGTTGTACGGGTCAAACCCAAACGCCGAGACGTCGTACTTCTGTTCATCGATGTAGAGGTCTAGATCTTCATAGACCTCCATCATATCCAGAACGGTCCCCTCCATGACTCGGAGGCTTCCTTCTTGGATGAACTCATCATACTTCTGACGTAGAGCGCCCGGCAACTTCATGAGCGTCAGCTCAGAGATGTATGCCAGCGTCTTTACGCCGAAAGCCTGATTCCGGAGTGGGAACAGGAAGGTGAATGCGCAGAAGTCATCACCCTGGGACAAGTCGGCGCCCATAGCGCACTGCATGTTCCAGAAGGTGTTCTTCCTGTGCGGGATTGTCTCCTCGTAGGTGAAGAAGTAAGTGTATCCCTCCATGGGGATTCCGAACCTCTTGGCGAGGATGTCGTTTCGAGCGGCCGGGGCTTGTTCCATTCGCTCGACGTCCTGCTGGTACCGATCATAAGAGACAGTGATGCCGATGTTCGGCTGGGCTTTCACCCACATAGCAGGATCTGCTACTTCCTTGATGTCGTCAAGGCGGTAGTAGAAGATTGAGATGTGCGGGGCGATGTATTCACCCTTAAGTATTTTGAGCAACTCCATCTTCATGGTGTCGCCTACCGCATTGCGGATGGTTCCCTCAGATGAGACGGCCAGAATTACCGGGTCATCGATTTTCGAGGCACCCTGTTCGAGCGCGCCGACCACGTCCTCACGGATGTCGCCGGATAACCACTCGTCCACCGTACAAACCTTGGGTCGTAGACCCTGAAGCTTGTCGATGGACATAGGGCGAACCTCGAGAAGGGATCCGGTGAGGAAGTTCTCCACACCCTTCTTCGTAGCAACCAGCTTTTGGCGATTGGCTCTCGCACCAGTTGTATTTTGAATGGATCCCTCGGTCAGGAACTTATAAAGCGGACCTCGGGCTCGGGTAATAGCAGTCCTGAATGGACCCATCACCTCTTCAGCCTGCTTCATGGTCGGAGCCGTAGCGATCTGATGAGTCGTTGTAGTGTCGATCACCATGAAATAGTTTTGGATGAGTGACATGTACATCGACTTCGCTGCTCCACGAGCAACGATCAGATACTGCTTGATCGTAAGGCGCTTCTTTACTGTTTTGGTCTCGTATCGACCGCCTACTCCGTCCTCATATGGGACGAAGACCTGGCGATCCTCGAAATAGTACCAGCCAAGGAGCTGTTCGGCCCAGAGCTTGAAGCTGTCGAGCAAATGGAGGTCGGCTCCGTCGGACAGCGTGAGCTCGTTCTCGCAATAAGCGATAAAGCCCTCTACAGCCTTGTCGTCGTAGTAGTATTCTGGGTTTGCGATAAGAGCATCAATGCGATTCATCTCGCATGAGATCTCTTCGCATACCGGAATCTCGCCTCGGATGACTGCGTCACGAAACTGCCCGTAGTATTTTGGTACTGCGGTGTTCGAGAGCATTACTTCAGCGGGCTCCCCGGATTACGAGGGCGACGCTTAGGCTTAGGCGTGGGCTTCGTCTGCTTGAATGATTTTGGCTTCTCAATCTGCTTAGGCGCCTTAGCCTTCTTGAGGGCTGGGCCGCCGACAGATCGGACTTCACTCTTCGCTTCCTCGGCGACTACAGACGCAGCCTCTGCTGCTTCCTTAGCCTTCTCAGCTGCCTTCTTAAGTGTCTCTGCGGTGGACTTACCAGTCTTACCCGGATCAAACGACTTATCGAAGGCCGTCTTCATAGCCTTAGTTGCTGCGTACGTCCCAGCCTTGGTTAAAGAGTTCTCGAGGATCGATCGAGTGACTTCACGACCTCGAACCAGGTGGCGATCGGCCTTGAGCTCCCGATAGCGTTTCTCTTGCTCCAGCCGCTTAATTCGAGACTGGAGCTCGGTGTCACTGATCTTCTTATATCCGCGGTTTGCGAACTTCTTTCGGGCCTTTGCATCGGCCTTTGCCTGCTTCTTTCCGGCAACTCGGGCATCGTGAGCCTGCTTAGCCTTCTGCACCTTAGCTGCCCCAGTTCGAGCAGTCTTGATGGTTGTCTTGGTGGCGTTGGCAGTGAATCGGCCACTCTTCTGGATAGCCTTGATGGTGGCCTTTCGACCAGCACTAGCCTTCTTGCGGATAACGCCCCATTTCTGGCCTTTTACGCCGTGGTGAATGAGGTCTTCTACCTCTGCTTCCCCTCGGTCTGATAGATCAGTCGCCATGCTGCCTCCTCGATCAGCTTCTGGTATGCCGATACCAAGAAGGAGTTCCCCGGTGGGTCGAAGAACAGCTTAACCTTCATGGCGATGTAAGACTTGATTGCCGCTTCGTCGTCGATTGAGTCGAAGACAGTCCAAGCGGTATCTTTCTCAATCGGGGTATTGCATTTTGGCCCCAATTGTGCGAGATCCATCCGCGCAGTGTTAATGTGCATTAGGATCTGGTCATCGAAGGCGTCATATCCCGGCATGATGCCGATTGCCTTCTTAGTGTCTTCAAGAATGGTTCCCATTAGATCCTCCAGGGAGCTTGATCATTCGGTCGACGCTCAACAACTCGTGGTGTCAACCTCGATCGGTCTCCGAAGTGTATCGCGTTGTGGGTATTCTTGGTTGTGGTAATGAGAAACTCTGGCTCGAGGATGTCTGGATTGAATTCCTCGAGATCTTTGGGCTGAATCGGATTCATGTGGTGGATTAGCGGCATGTACCTGATGTCAAGTCCCTCGATCCCGAGGTCACAGGCTTCATCTCGAGCCAGAACAAAGTTCCTGACCTTCTTCCACTCCGTTGAGGTGTAGAATCGTTGGTTCAGGTAACGATCGAAGCCAAACGTGGCTGTACCGACTTGCCCGGTGAGGGCCAGGTAGTCAAACCGCTCCTCAAAGGTCTCGAGGCGCGCCAGTTCAGTATACGTTCGTAACATCTCCCGCTCCAGAGTATGTACGGAAGGCTTCGATGGCTTCTTTGGCAATCTTCTCGGCTTGCTCAGCGCTGACGAGCGCCGTCTTCTTCGCCTCGAGGAGTGCTGTTTCGTTCCTCAGCTTCTCTACCTCCAGCTGTTCTCTTGTGGAGGCGAGCTTGAGGTAGTGGTTCACCGTGGTTGCCGGTGCTGTACCCTCTCGAAGCTGCTTCTCAGCGAGCTCAAGCGCGAGATTGATCATCTGCGCCTCTCGTTGTTCCACAGTTCGAGCGGGTTTAGAGGGTGTTGCGGCCCTTTTACCCATAGTTGCTCCTTAGATAGAGGGCGTTTGGGGCCAATTGAGGGCTAGATTCTAGGGCCCGTTATGAGCGAGACCAGCAGGAAGAAAGGAGCACACGAGAAACTTCCTGTGGGCCCTAGAACCTAGTCCCCAATTGGCTTTCCAAATATCCCTCCGGGGAAAATATGGAGGGGGCGGCGATGAGGGTGGGGGGCTCAAATAGCGAACCCCCCTCCCCCGGGTCGACGAAGAAATTTTTATTTTTCAATCATCGATTTCAAAAGTTTGATAGAAATTTGTTGTATCAAACTTGAGAATTCGATCAATTGCATTTTCAATTTCTTCAATTTCAAGTTCTTCACTCAACGAACCTGTTGATGTGCATAGCCTAGCCACCAGGCCACAGGTACCGTAGCCGTGGGCTGTGTCAAAAGCAAACCATTCGTCCCATGAAGTTCTTGGATCGTAAGGATTGTCCACTGTGGACAGCATCCTAGCCATAGTAGACCTCCTCAGAGAGGCCCTGTGAGAGGGTGTGTACCATGGTGTGGTCAGCCCTCCTCTAGAGCACGGTGAACAGAAGTTGTAGAAATTCCCAAAGCTTCAGCAATCTCAGCAGCAGTCTTACCTCTACTACTCATAGCCTTGGCTCTGGCCACCATGCTGGATGACACCTTAGGCTGGGACCTAGGTGTAGCCAGTTCCCTCACTACTGATTCATCAGCAAGTTCAAGAACCTTGTTCAGTGCAGCCTGTGATACAGCACCTTCCTGGATAGCCTGCCACTCTCTAGGAGTGATAGCAAAAGGCTTCTTACCAGCCCCCGTTCTTTGACGGGCCTCGGCTAAAGCCTGGCGCCGGGCTTTCTGGAGACGCTCTTTATCATTGGCAAGAGTTGGATCAGCTTGCTTCTTAGCCCTAATGACTGCGTCAGCTAGGACCTGAGCCTGTCTTTCCCTGGGTTTATTCCGGAGGGCCTCGTTCACTTTGGCCTTGAGGGACTTAACTTCAGGGGCATAGGTCTTAGCGGCCTGGGGGTTCTTTCGAACAGAGGGGATAGCAAGCGTAGCCTTACGGGCTTCGTTAGCCATAGCCTTCAGTTCGTTAGAGTGATTAGCGTAGACCGTTTCGATAGCACTCCCATTCTTAGAAACGAGGGAGTATGCATCATGGGTCTCTGCCAACTTAGTAGACTTCTCAGTACGAAGCACAGTCTTACCATGCTTGTCTACATAAGTAGCCCCAGTCTCTTCATAGACCTTGCGTCCAGTCTTCTTGTCAATGGGCCCACCCTTTGAAGCGGACCGGGCTTTTCTCTCAGGGATCCGTTTCTCAGATGAGGCGCGGCTGATGAGAGTGGAAGCCCCAGCATTTGCCTTACCCTGGTATTTCTTCTTGAGGGCGGCGATACCGTTATCGATCTCGGACTGCTTGTAGTTGAGCTTGTGCTTCTCAGCATCAATCACAACCATGGAGTGCCTAACGGCCCGGGCAATCTCAGCCTGGTTTGCACCACCAATAGTCATATCAGTGATCAGGTTTGAGACCTCACCCATCTTCATCTGCTTCTGCTTAGAAGTCATGGGCGTCATTCCGGGGTAGGCGGGATACATAACCTTTGGATCGAAATCCTTCAGGCCCTTCAGAGCAGGAGAGGTCTTCACCTTTCCGCTGTTATTTGGAATACAGAGAACAGAGTCTCCGTCGAAGTCTGCACCAGACAGACGTTCCGCCACCTTTGGGTGGATTCCAATTGCATCCTTAACCTTGGTCCCTATTGCTTTTCTGGCATGGGGGTTTTTGTTGTTGACTGTCAGCTCAGGGATCTCGAATCGTCCACCGTGAGGGTGACGAACGAGAACAACCTTCTCCCCATGTTTGAAGTTGGGGGCGTAAACCTCCGTAGTCTTCATCTTGGGAACGGGAAGGATTACCTGACTGGCCTGCCGAGGTAGAGCTGCCGCCTTAAGATCAACGGCATCGGAGTCAACCGAGTCGGCAAACGACTGAAGCAGCTTCTTCTTTACCGAGGGGTTCGTAAGAGCCATAATCTCTTCGAACTCTGCCCGGCGCTTGTCTCGTACCTTCTGAAGCTGCTGCCTAGCAAGGGAGACGGGCTGCTTCGAAAGGAACTGGGAGCTCAAGGTCTTCGACCAATCACCCCAAGTACCTTCGTCGTTAACAATGTTCATCGCAGAGAGCTTCTTCCGACCATTCGAGTCGGTGTAGTGAAGCTGCTTGCGGATTACAGAACCGAATGGGTTCGCCGGGTCACCTGTCTGCTTCTTGAGGGCATCCAGTTTATTCCCGGTGGGGTTCTTATTCGTGTTGAACCGGAGATCGTATCCCTTGGGAATGTCATCCGAGTACATCGCCATACCCTTGAGGTAGTGCGTGCCGTCAACACTGATTCGAACCTGAGCATAGTTGGAAGAACCGAGGGAGAGGTCTTTGACTCCTCGTCGAACCTCAATGACACCGTCCATATCGGTACCACCCTCATTTCCATAGCGAACCTTCAGTCGCTTGCTGGAAACTGCAGTGGGCTTCTCGATACCGTATACCGTATGACCCCGGTCCTCAATATTGACCCCGGGGGCCTTAATTTCGCCCCTCTTGGCCAGAACCGTCTTGTAGTCCATGCCCGGAGGCACCAGGACCTTCATTTCGGTGAACTTACCAGTCGTCTGCTGCTGGACCTTCACCTTATGGACGTGATAGCCCTCAGCCTCGAGCATGGCGGTTGCGGTCTTCATCTTGGTGCTCGTAACACCCATGTTGACCTCAACGCCGAGTCCGACGTCAAGAAGACCGTCTTTGCCGACCTGCTTCTTGAGCTCCTTGGCCAGTGCTTCAGTGCTCCCCGCCCTTTCTTTGAGGGTGGGGTCTAAAAGTGCTCGAACGGAAGACTCGTTGATGCCCATACGGCGACCAATGGCCGTGTTGGACATTCCCTTCTCCTTGAGCCGAGCCACCATTGCGACGTCAGCCTTACGCTTCTCGTTCTTGGCAATGGACTTCTGAGCTCGGAGCTGGGTGGTGGTCATTCCAAGACCCTTGGCAATCTCGGTCTCAGAGAGACCCTTCGCCTTCAGGTCCTTGATGGTGGAGAGGAGGTCGCCCGAGTGCTGATGCGGGTCCTTTCCGGAACCCCAGGGGTAACGTCCAGACTTACGCTTAACACCATAGTGAGCGAGATCCATTAGGCCTCCTCTTCCTTGATCTTCTCGATAAGCTTGTCGAATTGGATGATGGTGTCCATAATTGGGGCGATATCGTCGCCCTCCGGGTTTGCTACCTGAATATCGTCATTCTGGTAGATACGGAGCTCGTAGTTGATAGCCCCAGGACGCTCATCATACTCGAGGCAGAAGAGTGCCGCGTAGATCATGAGCTGATCAATCTTAGCCGGGTGTACCCCAGTCTTCAGATCGTGGATGCGAAGCAGGCCCTTGTCAAAGGAGATAGCGTCAGCAGTGCCAAAGCAGTTGACCGAGTAAAACAGGACTTGCTCCGGCTCCATCCGAAACCCAATAGCATCGTTAACATAGTTGTTGAATGTCACCTTGTTTCGAGGCATGCGCATCTTCAACCGAATGTGCTCAGCGGCGAGCTCGTGAAGACGGGTGCCTTTTGCGGCAGCCTGGGCGGTTCGGAAAGTCTCGATCAGTTTGTCGGGAGAGTAGTTGAGCCAGTGATACTTACTGGCGGAAAGGAATGCGTGGGCCCCACTAAGCTGTGAGTGATTGTTGAACTTCACTGAGGATCTCGCTCTCGTTCTCAGGGTAGATGAATGCAGCATACGACATCGCATGCATGGTCCGAACATAGTGTGCCTGGTTCGGACGGACTGAGGCGGTGGCGCCTCGCTTCACCTCAAGGGCTGCCCAACGATTCTTGTAGAGAAGAATCAGATCGGGTATACCTTGAATGTAGTTGGGGTCATTTTTCAGAATGATGATCCCCGGCAGCATCTTGTTCAGCTTCTTGATGAGCTGTGCTTGGAATTGTGACTCACGCATGGTGTGCTCCTCTGGGTAAGCCTATAAGAAGGGATAGGCTTGTTTCTATCCTTCTTATCATTATATGCGTAGATTGCGACAAGGGGTGTCACACGTATTGTGGATGGGTATTCTTGGAATTGGCGGGGTTTTGTTACAAATGTGACTAATGTGAAAATTCGATCGATAAACAACATCAAACATCATCAAACGGCGCCAAACTAGGGGGTGGCCAAAAAAGTGGTCAAAAACCCTATTTTCATATATAATAAAAAAAATCAATCAATCAATCAATTAATAAATTTCACAAAAAATGGCCACTTCCGACTTTTCGTTGCAATTCCAAGGAAAAGTCCACAATACGTGTGACACCAAGTGGCCACTTTTTTGGCCACAATACGTGTGACGAGTAACATCAGTATCACCCGTAACACGAAAAAGTGGCCACATGGCCAAAAAAATGGCCACTTGGTAATCCGTCACACGTATTCTAACCGACGAATGCCCTCTCGTTGAACACCTTCTTCGAGCTCAGCGACCGCCGAACAGCCTTGTCGATCGACGAATCCGACTCAAGAAAGTAGTACCTCAACCGAGAATATGGCGTGTTCAATCGGTCGATCCGACCCTCACACTGCTCCGTCACTCGCCAGGAATAGTTGAGGGACCAGAAGAGAACCGTATCGGTACTAGTACAGTTCCATCCCTCTGCTGCCGAGGTGTACTGACAGATATAGATCCATCGAGATTCTGCTGGTATAGCATCGTGCCGATGTCCATTCCATTGCGCCGTAGGCAGTCCAAGGCTCTCTGCAACTGCAAGGATTCGATCGAGCTCATAGTTGTAATTGTAGAATACGATAACCCTCTCATTGCTTGAGAGTATGCGCTTGGCTTGCTCTGAACGCCAGTCATTGTCACTGACCACCTTTCTCAAGATTCTGCAGACCCCACCTGCATCTCTAAGGGGTTCCTCTGTCCAGGGATCCATCCGGTTCTTCACGACCCACTTATACAAGTCACGGTCGTAGTCGCAGTAGACAGTCTCCCTCTCACGAGTAGTGTGTCGCTCCACCGGCATCTCCACAAGGATACTCCGACGCAAGCGCTGCAGCTTCGCCTCCCCTATGTATCGTTTGACCTTGGGGTATTTTGCGAAGCGGTCAAATACAACATGATCCTCCATGAACTCCGTACGAGTCCTGAAGAATCCGTGAGCCATGAATACCGGGAGATAGTCCATCCAGACATCTCCAGGAGTCGCTGAGAGCAGAAGCCAGGTGTTCTTCTTTGTGATCTTCAAGAACTCCTTAACCCAGCGCCCACTGCCGGAAGCACGCTGCTCATCAAAAAAGAATACCGCGTGTTCCCGATCCGAGTACTTCCCGATGTTGTTCCACGAGTCCACCACAATGGATGAACCTGTGAAACTACATGCAGGATCAGTACTCAGACCGAGACGCGCAGCTTCTTCCTCCCACTCAAGGGAGTCCCGCTTCTTAGCGGTTGTGATGACATACAGCGTAGGGGAGCCCTTGACCTTCTTCTTAGCCAAGGACCCCCCTTTCTTGAACGATGCGGCGTTACAAACCGACGTGAGGTACCACGCCAGGCTTGTCAGGGTCTTCCCCGAACCAACGCCACCTGCCAAGATGCTGCCGTTCTGCAGTTGACGCACCGCCTGAATCTGCTCAGGTCGGTACACAACTGTCATGGTTAGCGTGTTCTCCTTTCAAGACAGGATCCGAAGATCCACTCGTCGAACTCGGACTCATACCCCTCGAGCATCCACCCAAGTCGACCCTCAGCGTACTCCTCCTTGCGGAATTCGGAGTTGGACTTCAGGTATAGGTTCTTCACCTTGAGGTTCCGTCGGTTTCCGTCCTTGTACTGGACGAAGTGGTACGGAGGGATCTCTCCGACAAAGGCATTCCATACAATAACACCTGCAGATCGCTTGAGCTGCTTCCTACCGCCAGTCGGGTACATCCGATAGGACCAGGTCTGCTTGTCAAGAGTGGGGGTCAGAACATGACCAGTCCGCTTATTCCGAACCCTTCCCAAGTCCGATACCTCGTACTTCCCAAAGGGTTGGGGGATTGTCTTCCACTGCTCAGTAGCCAAATCGAGTCTTTCTATCCGCCTCCGACTCAGTACACGAGCCGAAGATGTAGTCGTCGAATTCGGAGACAGTCTCGTCGAAGATACGATCCTGCTCTGCGTTGTACTCCTCATACCAGGCCTGCCGGTACTCTGAGTAGGACACCAGCTTGAGGTTCTCAAGACTGCAGTTGGCCATGTCACCATTCAAGTGAATGACATATCGCCGTGCCCCGGGCTCCCCATGGAATGCACGCCAGATAGTCACACCACAGCGAACCATGGTCTGCTTACCTGAGTCATCCCTGTATAAGGAGAACCCGGGGGCTCCATCAGAACAGCGCTGGATAGTCAGAACCCTACCAGTCGAGATATTCCTCACCCGACCAAGATCGGATGCCTCATACCTTGAGAAGGGGTGGGGTAAATTCCTCCAGCGCTCAGTCAATGCGCATGGCCTTGATGTGGTCCAGGCAGTACTCAACCGTATCTTCCTTCACGTCAGTGATGACACGGAGCTTGGTGCCCTTGTTCGCGTGGTAGTACCGCTTGTTCTTCTCCTCATCCTGGAAGACGAAGAAGAGAATCCCCTTAGCGATCTCCTGGACACGTATCAGCCTCATCGGGACACCGGCGACAATCACCTCAGAGACATCATCAGCCTTGAGCTGCTGCTTGATGTCCTCGAGCTCAGTGTACTGCTTGATCTCAGGAACCGAGGCCTCGAAGTAGAAGGTGTTCGACAGGGCGCTGTATCCGAAGGTTTGCCGATCATCCACAGACACCTTCACCATCGAGTCGTACTTCCGGTCCTTGAGGAAGATATCCCAGACCATACCGTCCTTGACAAACATTGGGACGATGTTCATGATGTACCAGAACGTGTTCTGATACTGGATGAGAACCGGCTTGAGGTTTACTCGGATCTCTTCCTTGTAGGTCCGCTCGAAGGTGTAGATGTTGATACCTTCAGTATTGTTCTCGTCCATGCAGATCGCCTTCCATGCTTTGTTCGGTCGGTATTGCACAAATTCCCACTCGGTAATGTCGGACACGAAGACGTTCTCTCCGACTTCACTCCCCAAGAAGCAAATGGGGTCGGGACTTTCTTCGTCGGCTTCAATATATCGCCAGTCGATAACATCAATTGTACGACCGAAGTCAACGATTATACAGTTCCCGCACTTCCGAGTCTCGGTAATGTGTCTTAGGAACGGGAGTCCTTTCATAACCCTGGGGGTTTTGTACCAGCCTGACTCGTTAAGCTCCATCGTATCCTCCTCAGAAGTATCGGTGTACATCGGCGGCCCACTCAGCGTTCTCAAGAACCCAGTCGTAAGTCTGGTGTCCCTTAGCGTTTGTCATGAGGTGCCGGGTGAACTTAGATCGGAGGTCATCACTCAGACGGAAGGTGAACCAACGCCCCTTCTCACGCTCTGCAGTGATGTAGAGATCAGTGGATCCGGGGACAGTCATAAACGACTTGACGTCGTACTTGATGCTCTCGTAGAAGAACGGCGTCGGCTTGCGTCCGTCAAGGATCCAGTAGTCGTAGTACTTCTTCGGTGAGTACTGACGATACATGTCTACCAGCATCAGCTTCGAGCCGTTGCTGATCAACTCACCGTTCTTCACAGTCAGCCGAGTGATAGCTCCCTCAGCGTTTGACAGAGTAAGGAGCCATGAATCGTTCGGGGCGGGGGTGAAATTCGTGATGAAGTACTCCCGGTCACGGAAGAGGAACGTAGGGAGCATAACTCCCTCCTCAGTCTTCAACTTACCGAGGTACCTAGCACGGAGCTCGTTGATGTCGACTGGGCCTTCGGAAACCCGGATGAGAGAAAACATGTGTGTGCTCACTTTCTAATGCGTCGGGGGATGTCGTACTCGTCGAGAAGGTAGTCCATGAATGCGAAGAGATCCTTCTCAATCTCATCCGCAAGCTCTCGGTTTCGAACCTGAGAGACGTCAACGATGAAGCGATAGCTGTTGTTAGCAGTACGCTTTTCAAGGCGAACGGAACACCGTGGCGTACGTCGACGCTCAGGGTTCTTGATGTAGTCCAGGACGATCTCCCGTCCCGGCTTGTGATCAGGGTGGAGAACGTCTCTAGGTGGCTTACCCTCAGCCCTGTCTCGCTTCCGAGCCGCAGCGAGGGCCTTCCTCTCAAACTCCTCCGATTCCTTGACAGCCCTCATGATGTCGTCAGCACTGACTATGAGTCGGCTAGCCACGCGTGTCCTTTCTCAAGAATGAATGGGGTGACCCCGGGGCCCTTTTACAGACCCCGGGGTATAAAATTAGCCTCTCCGCATCTCCCGAATGAAGATCCAGATGAGCCAGAACCCTCCGGTCACAGAGACCATAAAGACGTCGAACAGGAAGTTGAAGAATCCGTAGCGTCGCATCAGGCGGCCTCCTCCACGTCGTCGTACTTGGCGTCAAGCGGGTCCTCAGCAATGGTGACATACATCGTACCGAGGTATGCCTTCACGCCAGAGTTCCCGTTGACCTCCCAGACGTAGGGGTTGATCGTGAGGTCCACGTTAAGGATCTCGACGTAGTCCAGAGAGTTGACGGTCTGCTCGTTGATGTAAACCTTCCGTCGAGTCAGGTTCGGAATGCAGACAATCTTCGGAGGACGGGCCCGGTAGGACACCTCCACCTTGAGATAGTGGGTGATCGCATCCGGGTCATTCCGAGACTCCCGGGTCTTCAGATTCCACCCGTCTCGCTCAAGGGCCTCAACCATGTCCTCTGGGATCTCAACGCAGAAGGTACGTTTCGTACCACCAGCGTAGGGACCCTCAGCAGAGAAGTCCTTGAAGAAGATTCGTGCGTTCTCGATTGTCAGGTTACCAAGTCGTGCCATTGTGTGCTCCTTAAATATCAGGCTCGGAAGTCAGGGTGGACGTTTGAGGGATCTCCCTGTGCAATCTCAAGCACTCGGGAAATGAATCGGGTGAGGTTCTTCTTCTGACGGCACTTGAACAGGATGGTACGGATTCCACCTGCGAAGTTGATATCCGCGTAGACAATATTCAGCCCCTTGTAGAAGCTGACCTCCGTGTCATCCGGAAGATCGAAGTGCATCTGGTGGCTGTACTTACCAACCCATGAGGGCTTGACGTTGCTTCGCTTGTCGATATACTCTTCAAGCTTGACGTCTTCGAACTCGTAAGCCTCCTCGTTCAAGTCACCATTGAGGTCGAAGTAGTCAATGACGCTGGGGTTCTTCTTACTCATGCGATCCACTCGTCCTTAAGGTCAATTTTGTCGTGCATGACCTGCCTGAGGAACTCACAGGCGATCTGGTACTCACGGTTGTTGTAAATATAGATGGGCTTGATGGTGATGTCCTCGTCATGGAGGAACACACGCATCACGATGATCCGATGGATGGGATCATAGGTAACGATGAAGCTGTCCCCGTTCTTGAGCTGGTACTCAATTATGTCGGGGGCATTACAGATGACGAGAATATCGTCAACGTCATTCTTCTCGCGATACTCCACACCTCGACGAAATGCCTCGAAGCAGTCCTTGAGCTCAATGAACTCCGTGTCGATCCGAAGATGGGTATCATGGGCGACAATCTTTCCTGGCATGTGTGCTCCTTTCAGAAAAGCCTATACCCCAAGTTAATGGGGTATAAACTAGAGATCAGTCTTCGATCTCGATGTGGGTACTAGCTTCCTTTACGGCAGCTACCGTCTCGTCGAACTGCTTCTCCACTTCGCGGGCGACGATTGCACTAGCAGCGATACCAGTGCCCACGGATCCGAACCAGAGCAGAATCTTAGCGATTCCATTTGAGTTCGAAACAATGGGCTTGGTAAGCCTGCTGGCAATCATACCAGCTCCAATGGAGGAGAGTCCAGAGATGATAATCTTAGCAACGGGCAGCATGAGTATTCCTTTCGAGTAGAGGGGTCTCATATTACCCTTAGTTTCTGACGCGGACCCCCGGGCCCTATTACAGACCCGGGGGCTTTCACACATCAGGTGTAGTTATGCCGATAGCATCCAGCATCCTGCACAAACATCCAGTGCCGCTGCCAGAAAGGCCCGCGGACAAGAACCCAGCGCCAGCATCCCATATTGTTCCACCCCCTTCATGACTAGATCTTCGTCAGACCATATCAGGTGTAGTTGTACCGGAAGCAGTTAGCATCCTGCACGTGAATCCGAGTCCAGCCATGCCAGCGGGACCACGTCCACATCCAACGTCCACACATATCACTTCACCTCCTCGTAGTAAAGCCGAGAAATGGTCTTCCTGCTCGAGCCAGGCATAAAGACCAGCTCGTTCAGGCCATCATGGGTAAACATGTACGCAGTCCAGTGTACCCAGTTGAAGCACAGAATCTTCCCATCACGAGGACAGGCGATTCGACAGTACCCCAGGTCATCCTTGAGGATGCGGGCATTCCAATACTTATTGACTCGCCCGTCCTGAGAATATACAGTCACCGTGAAGTGCTTGACATTGACCCCGTAGATGATCGGATCGTCAAGAACTGGGTCTCGATCCTTCTCGATCGAGTTCTCCTTATACGGACCCCACTGGTTCTCGTACTCAGCCATCGTTATCTCCGTTCCAGATATACGGCTCAAGCTCCAAGGGTGAAGGCCTCGAAGTCCCCGAATTCTCCAACCGCAGCCTTTGCATCGTCAGCAAGACCCTCGAAGTAACTCCAGTCGACCCATTCCTTCCAGTCGTCTGCGTGGGCTTCCTTGAAGGACTCGAACTGTACCCACCTGTGACCGGTACTGCCTGATGCGGCATGGTAGTTACCATCTTTCTCGCGGAGAAGGATCCCGCCTCCACGGTTTACGGGGACGAAGGCGCCGGTCTTACCGACGAACTCCATCTCAGGGTTGTCTTCAGTGCCGTTGTTGAGGTACAGAGCGGTGGTGACGCTCTTAGTCTCCGCCACGTCTCGAATATCCAGCTCCTCCTTCGAGAAGAGCTCCTTGAAGACGTAGGGGTGCTGGAACTGGGCGCCAGTGGCAGACCACTTCCCATCCTCGTAGTCGACATAGACGGCCTTGTTCACGAGACACATACGATCGTAAGTAGCCTCGTGCTCGAAGGTGTAGCCGTACTTCTTGCCGAACTCCATGACCTTCTCGATGATCTCGGGAGTAGCCCTCGGGATCTTGATCGAGTCTGTCTTGATGTGCGCAACGTCAAAGCCCTGCTCCTGGACAAAGTGCTTCAGATCCACCATGAACAGAGCGCCACGCTTGGCGACAATGTTGTCCACATTGCGGGGGTCCTTGAAGGGGTTGGCGAACTTTGCCGCGGTGAGACCGTACACCGAGTTGATGACAATCTTGAGCGCGAAGGCCAGGGCCTCGTAATTGACACCCTCCTCAAGGAACGGTGCTAGGGCTCCATCCAGAAGAGACCCGGCTAGCTTGTCATCGTGGTGCTTGATTGCGACTCGAGCTTGCTTGATCTCGCTGAAACGCTTAGTGTATCGGTCTCCGAAGAGGTTGAGACACTCGATTGAAGTGGGATGCATGCTCGCAACGTCGAGAAGGGCGACGTCGACGTAGATTCCGGGCTCGGCGTAGACATATCCGCCCTCACCGACCTCCTCCCCACGATAGGTAGACTTGCCGAAAGCGTACTGATAGCCAGGGAATTGCTCACTGAGATCGGTGTAAACGAATTCATCCTGAGGATTCCTGTTCTTTCCGAAGATGATGAACTGACTGTGCTTGTTTGTTGTGTCATTAGGAGTCAAGCCAGACAGCTCGGCAAGCATAAGGCGGGCCTGCCAGTCCGCATGGAGGTGGTTGAAGACCTCCTCGGTTGCGATAACATCGTTATCACAGTATTCCGCCACCTCTTCCCAGCGATCCTCAGGAACGTTCTCGTCCCAAGGAATACCGAGCTCCTGGTGATGCAGTCCAAGCTCGATCTCCCACTTCTTGAGGGACATCTTAGTAGCTGCGAAGTCGTACACATCAGTGTAGGACAGGTTGTACGCCTCAACGAACCCAGCAGTGACGCTGTTCTCGATGATGCGCTTGCTCAAGTCGTACAGCTTGGCGTTATTGAAACCCAGCGTACGAGCGTAGAGAATATGGTTGTCGTACTTACGGCAGTTGAAGCCGACAAGCCGCATCTCGCAGAGGGCCTCGATCTCTTCGGGGGTGGGGTTAATCATCCGGTGTACCTGCGGATTACCCTTCACCTTCCAGTTCACGAGGAATAGGTTCGGGAACACCTCACAGTCGAAGAATACGAGCTCACCAGTGGGGAACCCAATAGTCTTCTCCTCAGCATCCTCGTTGGTGAACGGCATCTCCATCACGGTCTTGATTGCCGCCTCGGACTGATGCGTCGAGTTCATGGCGAATGCCAATACACGAGGCTTCATATCCTTGACGTCATACACCATCCCCTGGTCCTTGGCGTCACGGAGGATCTTGGCAATGAAGTCGACCGATGGCTTGGTCGAGGGATGGATCTCCTTCCGAAGGTTGCGCTCAATAAGCTCCCTGACCTTCTTCTCATTGGCCATGGTGGTCTTGTTGATCACTTTCTTCTCCTTAAACGGTAGCCCCTCCGAAATATGAGCCACCGGGATGTTGTTGCAGTGGGTGACCTTTCTCCTCAGAGAGGAATCACCTGTGAAGACCTTGATCTCAATGTCTTCATCGTAGAGCCTTGCCAGTTCGGAAGGGTCTCCGTCGTAGATGTAGTGGAGGTGAACTCCATTACCACCTTGACTGGTCTCGGCGTAGGTAGGGGGCCATTCTGAGGCAGCCTGAAGGTTTCGATTAAGGTCCTTCCGACCGTCCTGCTTGATATCAAAGTCGATGACGATGTGGTTTTTGGGGACTTTGACGTAGTGGACCTCATGGGTGTCGACGTCCTTTAGAGTGGTATGAACGTTCGCCCATCGGAACTGCGGAGTACCAGAAGGTCCGGCTTGTTGTGCCGGGCAATCAGAGAGGCTCTCGTCGAGAATGGATTCGGAGCAATCCAGGTCGAGCGAATATGGCTTCTCTGGATCAGCTTCGAGTTTGGCAGGATCCAATAGGTAATACCGGAAGCCGGAATAGACATTGCGTAGTCGATCACCCCCAAGCTGTCGTCGCTCATCGAAGTGATTGAAGTAATCCTTGAGCTCTTCCCGGAACTTATGTCGACTTGCCGGGTACGGGATATTACTCTCACTACAGTACTCCTTATACAGCTTGTACGCCATTGTGAGACTAACGAATTCCTCTTCCTTGAAGAGAAGGTAGTTCTCCTCAACAAAGTTATAGATTACGTTAGTCTTCATCATCATGTCCTGGGGCTTATAGGCGTCGTAGTAGTGCTTACCAAGACTCCTATAAACCCCAAGACAGTGATTAGCGATCTTTCCAAGCTCAT